GTTGCGGTGAACACCGAAGCAACATCTGCAAAGTTAGCAACAAACAAGCAGTTCTGAATGCTGATGTTAGCTGCCGTAACTGGAATGTTCGCCGTAGCTGCCGTGGTGAAAGTAAAGGTTGGGCGAGCTGAACCAGCTCCCAAACCAATGATTGCAACACCCGCTTTGTTTAGTGCTAATACGGTTGTAGAAGAAATTGTTTCTGCGTGACCATTCCCGACAAATATAATATCGCCACGATCCGCAGTGCAGCTATCTAGGCCATACTGCAAAGTTGCAAACGGCGACAGATAGGTTCCGCGATTACCGTCAGAACCACCGTTAGCGCCAACATTCAGCACTGTGCTATTATCAACCCAAAACACGTTGCCTGGCTGCATTTGAAGCAGCGGCATACCGCGAACATTCAGGCCATTTGCAAAACCGTCAGGAAAATTAGTGATGCTTCCGCCAATAGGCATTTTGATGCTCCTTTTACGCCCCTCGTACAGAGGGAGATTACCTGACAGGGAACGCCTGCCGCGTTACTACAAAAATCCTTATTAATTCCCGCGCGTATTATTACATCATAACACGCACGAGAAACGTAAAGACTCTTACGGGCCGTTAGAACCAAAGATTCCGCGAGGATCGGTACAACCAACGCTGAATCGCATATACGAAGCTGCCTTCGCATTCTTGGTATCAAAGTCGTTGTCCTGATCAAAGGTCGGCTCATCGCGCCAGAACATAGTCATGCCGTTCGGGCAGTTAGTACGGATGAACCAAGGATGAGCACTGGTGAAATAGTGATTCATCTTGATACCTTTGGGAAACGCGTTGGTAGCCTTCAGTACGTTGATGTTGTTGTTTGCAGTATTAGACTGCAACACCGACTGAAGAATACGGTTAGCGTTATACCACTCTTGACGCGAAATATGCAGCGACTCAGGCATGATGTTAATCAGCAAACCTGAATCATTCTGAGTACCCATAATCTGGATAGTCAGATCTTCCAAGCTTGCTTCGCTCAAGTCAGCTGCAGGGCTCAACGCGTTGCTAAAAGTACCGCCCAAGGTATTAGCGTGGTCGGTAGCGCACAGCGCTTTGCCATCAGGCGTTGTAAAGTAAGTCGTCGAAAAAGCGTTGTTATAGATAAACGCTCCTACGTTTTCTACCGTTTGCTGCATCGAGAAGGCATTGCCCTCGGCGCGGCGGGTAGCGACTTCTTTGTACTGATTGTCGCGCAGTTCTTCAAAAGTAACGATGTAACCCAGCGCATAAGCAATGTGCGAGTAAGTAGTTACAGTACCTTGAATCTCCGAATCATACGTTACCGGAGCACCTTGCGCTTTAACGGGCGCGAGGCCGAACGGAGTAACCTGCACACCCTGTTCGTAAGCTTTGTCGGACATTTTGATTTCGTAAAGATCAGTGTACTCTTTTTCGTGGCGATCATAAATCTGACCCCACGTGGTATACACTCCAGGCCACAACAGCTTAGGGTGACTACCGGTGTTAATTACGCCTGCTGCCATAATAGATTCTCCTTAGACGCCGACTTGGCCAATTTTGTAACGGTGCAAGTTAATCAAAGCAAGCCATTGGCAGTAAGCACCAAAAGCATTATTTTGCTTGCGTACCAATCCAAACAACTTCATCTGCAAAGTTGCACCAGTAGATTCCGTATCAGCATCAATAGTCCAGCCGCTAACATAACCGTTATTAGTGCCACTTGCCAAGTTAATGTTAAGGCCAGTTGAAGCAGCGGTCAGCGGAGTAGCGCCAGATTCTTGTGCTTGGAAAATGATGTTTGGATCATCAGCAACCATTACGTAATAAGCACGAGTCTTAGTAGCGGGAGCAATAATAGTATTAGGAGTGTTGATGTTAACAACAGTTCCTTCTTGCTCACCGATACCAACAATTGCGCCTACAATAGGATTAGTTGAACCGGCGGTTGCCAAAACAACAGAAGCTACACCGTTGCTATCAGCACTGCCAGCAAGATCTACCGGATCACCAATTGCATAAGCATTTGTGTCCGAAGACGGAATGTAATACACGCGAGCTTGACCGTTGTACGCCGCACCGTTAAGGTACTGTACAGGCGACAAACCGGCGATTCTGCTAGTGTTAGCCATTTAAATCTCCAGTCAATTATGCGACGCGAGGTCGCTTAGGTTTGAACAGATCTGGAATTTGAGTCCGCGCCTTATCTACATAGCGATGCTGCGTATCGCCAGGAGCATCTTGATCAGCTCCCAACAAACCACCGCGAAGAGATGCAGCTACTTTCTCATTCCGATCTTCAACAAGTTTTTGATCTTCCTCGTACCACTCTTGCTTAATCTTCATAAGGATGAGCCGAGTAGGTTGCCCATCTTTTCCGACCTCTTGGCCAGACACAACACTTACTCGACTTCCCATGTCTGTGTTACCGGAGATGGTGGATTCACCGCCCAAGCTAACATTATTGATCTTAACGTCGCGCTCATCAACGAATTCGTAACCTCCGTCAAGGGCGCGTTGAAGACGCTCAGACGACCCAACAAACCAATGCAGGTGATGACCTGGAATATCGGGCGCTTCAAGTCTTTGCACAGGCACACTCATCGGAATACGCTTACGCTCCGATGTAGTCTTACCTATCTTATTAGCAGGGTTGTTCAGCTTTTCCATTCTTACTCTCCTTCAAAATATATCTCAGCATAGCGATTGTTCCACTCTGCTTCAGTTTTATAACGCTTGTCTGCTCCAACAAAATTTCTTGCATCAGCTTTACAAGCGGCTTTGGCTTCTGCGGGAAGGTTTGCCCAGCTTTTTTTGCCGGACTGCCGTTCACCAGTTCCACCATTTCGTGCACCTTCTACCTTATCAAAAGCTGGTGTTTCTACTTTGGGCGCAAAGACTTTATCTACCTCTGCACTTACCAAAGTGAAAAAATCCTTACCTATAGATTTTTCACCCCCTTCTCTAAGATCCTGCGCAATACCAAGAGCAAGCGCGGTCTTACGACGATCCTTACCAAACCACGGATTTTCTGCATTCCACTCACTTAAATCTGGCGGAGGAACAAAAGGCGCTGGTGCTGCCGGCGTCTGTTGCGTTACTTGTTTCTCTGCAGTATTAAGCTGTGTTAGCTGATCCGTAAGTTCTGCTACACCTTCATGATCGCCCGACTCACTTGCTCGTGCCAATTGCGCTTTAACTTCAGCCCGAGCGCGTTCAACTGCTTTTTGTGTAGCAACTGAATGACGCTCCTCAATTTGTTCAATAGCTACTTGCGCTTGTTTTAACGCAGCTGCTTGTTGAACGCTTTGTGCTTTAACTTGTGCTAACTCGTTCTGCAACCTCTTGTTCTGTTCCTTCACAATCGGAAGAACAGTTTCACCGCGCTTAATATATTCGTCAGCGTCAACAAAACGTTCTGGATCTCCTTTGTAACGCTCAGGAGGAATCCATCCAATTTTTGTAGCGGCATCCTGTTGATCAGGGGTTGCTGCGCTTTCGATTGCAATTTCATCAGACATTGCTATCTCCTTCATGCGTTATTGCACAGAATATATCTCGATCATTAACCAATCTATACATCTCGCCATCACTTGGCCCTTTTGCCATGAAGCCGGCAAACTTAGTTACAAGCACGCGATCACCAACTTTTGCTCTTGGTTGCGGCTCATCGTGCCAAGCTGCTTCACCAATTTCAACTACAACTGCCCTGTTATCTACCATAGAAATCCGACCTTGGACTGCATCGGGTATTACGATTTGCGCCCCTTTGCGCTCGGGTTCATAGGCTTTAATCAGTACTGCTAATCCCAGGGGTTTCAACCCCGACTTGTTTTCCATCATCTATCTCCGCTATAAACGTTTCGTAGTCTAACTCCGTGACAAAGGCATAACCCTTGCACGTTCCGATATTCCCTACATTGACCAGTGCAGTTGTTTCCTGCGCGTAATCTGTAAAGGAACCACCTTCCCATTGCTGGCGAAGCTCTTCTCGCTTTACATTAAGCATTTGCTTAACTTGCTGCGTAATAGGGTGACGAAGCCACTCTTTGAATTCTTCTTCAATTGGCACTCTCATGCTACTTCCTGACTAGTTGCAAGACCTTGTATACCTATGCGATGCTTACTTTTAAGTTCTACTGCACGCAACATTTGCTCAATGCGAGTGTTGAGTGCTTCGTTTCGACTCTTTGTCAAAGAAATCTGTGTGTTGATAAAGGCAACCTGAGCATAAGCTTGTTCGGTCTGCGCGTTGGCAGATTCGTTTTCAGCTTTAGCCATCAGCTCAACAATCTTAGCATTGTTTACACGACGCTCTTCCATTAATTCAAGTGCAAACTGTTCACGCTGTGCTTGCAATTCCATTTGCGCCAGTTGCATTTCGCCCTGCATTTTAAGTTCTGCAATTGCAAGCTTTGGATCTTTCGCGGGCGGCTGACCTTGCGTACCAGGAAAGACTGCCTCGATGTTTTCCACACGCAAAGCTTTAAGAAAGCGCTTTTGCACTTCATCCATGTTGTAACCTGGAACTGCCGTTGCAGCAGCTGCAATAGCTTGTGCTTGGGTAAAGCGCATTGAATCACTTACAATGTTCGGATCTGCAACAGGGAAGATTGCGTCACTAGTCCCTTGATAATCATCACGTGTTGCTCCACCAGGAAGCTGCGCATCCAACGGAACATAGATTGCATTAAGTTCATATAACTTAGCAAATTCTTCTTTTGATGCTCTCCAAATCCGCTTGAAAATTGCAGAATAAATCTTTTGCCCCATCTCAACCATTGTGCGAGATGTTTCAGCTGGAGTGTTTTGTCCAGGATTTTCACCGACTTGCATTTCAGTTGTACCAGCCACACGATTGGTGTAGTTGATAAGAAGACTAAGTAACTGAAACAATACATCTGAAGGTGCACTGACCGGCAACGGATAGATGCTTTTGCGCAGGTCATCGCCCGTCGAATCTACACGCTTCCATTCAAACGGAGAGAATCCGTAATTTCCACCACGAATCTTAGCTCCGCGTGCAAGGAAACCTCCGCCCGTAGTTTGCATTGTACCGGCATCAAGCAGCATATTAACGAGCGAATTAACAGCTTCATTAAGCGGGCCTAAGAATACGCCAAAGCCAATGTCATAGATTCCGCCATCAGGCGACGGAATAAAAGTCTTTTTGGTGAAATAAGCAGTTGGACGAATCTTAATAATCTTGCCTTTTTTCGGGCCTTCAAGTACACGCTCTATCGCTTTTTCACTACTGAAGTTTGTAACAATTCTAAGAACACACTTGGACGTACTTTCAAAAGTAATAATATAAGGCTCGGCGTAACCGTCCTCATCCAAGTCCATTGTGCAATGTTGCTCAAGGCAAATTAACGGAGTGCTATCATCACCCTGCGGTTGTGTAAGACCTTGGCGTTTATCTTCATTAATCTGCGCCGTTGTAGTAGTAGGCATAGGAATTGCCTGATACCAAGTTTCTTCAAGCACATCACGAAAAGTTCCACGCATAACCTTTTCATAAATCTGGTTACGGAACATTGGAATAATATGAGTTTTTCGTGGGCAGTCGTCAATTGATTTAGTCCAGTAATCTAGCACCAAATCTTTTGCCAGCACTAACTCGCTGACATTATGCCCATGCGAAGCAGAATGGTATGTTTTCTTAAAATTTGTACCAACAATGCTTAGATTAAGAATTGCTTTATCTTCTTGTTCTTCCCAGCAACGATCTTCATAAAGCAATTGCCAGCTCATGTGCGTAGAAACTCGCTGCGAACGAGCAGTTTTTTGTCCGGTAGGATCTTCACCAAAGACAGCGCAATTTACCAAATCTGTACCATTAACAATGGCAGGATAAGCACGAGCGTGAAATTGCATTGCTGCAATTGTCACAAGCGGAAAAGCTACGTTAGAGCAACCTGGCCAAGGAAAACTTTTATCTTTTTGAATTTGCAACGCAAGATCCATGCCGGCTTCATTACGCTTCATCCAAGTCATACGTGAAGTGCTATCACGATCATAGCCTGACCAGCATTCCTCACCAATCCGTTTCAGATCATCTGCATCAAACTCATCGCAAAGATTTGGCGATGCCATTGTCTTAGCGTTAAGCTTTAAAGGATTATTCAGATTAAGCATTTCAGTATCCAGTTACCTGCGAACGCCCGTCTGTGTCTTGAGTACGACCCCGCTGATGGAAACCTTTTTCTAATTCCCATTCATCTTCATCAAAGAAGTCTTCAACTTCAATGTGACTAAAGTCGTCAAAGCCACGGCTTAACAACGCAGCGCTATCAAATTGATCGTCTAAAGTGGCCGCTGCAGATCCAGTAAACCGTAGGTTTTCCTGTTCAAAACCTGCATACCATTCAGCTTGTTTATCAAAGCGGCACTGGCCAGCACGCATACGGCGTTGATAAGAGCGGCCGCGAGTACCTTTATCTTTTACAGGAAGAATTGCCTCAATGTTTATGCGAATATCACGCACTTGCATTTCACGATAAACCATTGACTTGACAGCTTTCCAAATCACGCCATCTTCTACCCAAAAAACTTCGGGATTCCAGCGTTGCTGAATCAAGAACATTTCATCAATCCATTCTACTGGATCCCAGCGTCCAACACGCTGATCTACGTAGTGCAGAATGTTATTAACGTCTTTTCCACCAATAGTAAAGCTGGTGCGGTTAGCTTTATCTGCTTTGGAAACAGCAAAGTCTGCTGAGGCGCAATAAATTTTATCCGTTTCGTAGTCATCTTCCGTCATATCAAGAAAATCACCAGCACGCAAAAATGCGTCACTATGATCTAACGGATCGTTTAAGAATTCTTGTGAGTAACCGGCAGCATCACCGTCTTCAATAAACTCCTGACGACGCGCACGAAGCTGATCTTCGCTCCAGCGGTCTGGCCAAAGGATGTTTGAAAAATCATCAAAGCCTGAGTGAGCTTTGTAAAATAAATGTTTCCAAGTTTTGTTCTTCCGCAACCGCGACAAAAGTGAGTCATCGTGCAGGATTGTTCCGTGTACTCTGATTTTACCGGATTTACTCAGCGCCTGTTTAGCGGCGCGGAAGAACCATCTACGGAATTTGACACGCCGATCAGCGTTTTCTACCTGCTCGTCATCTTCCATGTCATCGCAGACTAAAAGGTTAGGACGCTTGCCCTTCCAAAGTCTACCACGAATACGTTGCTCAGCTCCACGCGCAAGAATGCGGAAGCGATGACCATCTGCCATCTTTACAATAATGTCAGTTTTAGAAGAAGATTCAAAACCTTTTACGCCAAACTCGCGGATAAGATCTTCGTTTTCGTGCAATTCTTCGGCTATGTTGCCCAGTTGTTCTGCCGCACCGTCTTCAGTTGAGCTAACAAGAATAACGTAATCACTTGCGCGGAAAAGAACTTCCGCCAAGATGTAGTCAAAGGTTAAGCCAGTGCTTTTTGCGTGATCGCGAGGTGCAACCAGCATACATTGCGGATGATCTGAAGTATATAATGCCCAACCTTCTCTGTGGAAAGGCGGCGTAGGACGAGCTTGATCGTAACGCGGAGACAAAAACGTCCCTGCGAAAGCTTCAACAATGTCAGCAGTAAGTTTAACTGAGGTCATTAATAATTACAAGGAAACCGCTAAGTTGCAAAGTTTGCCCAAGTGAAGTAGAGATCGTACAAAGCAATTCATAAGTTACACCAAGCGTTCCTGCTGTAACCTTTTGAGTTACTTTTTTCCCGCTGATCGTCGGGCTACCAGAGATGATTGCCGACGGGCTGGCGTCCGTACCGGAGTAGACAGAAGCTGTAACGACTGCAGTGCTGATCGTTTCAGTTGCGCCGAGCCGACTGGTAAAGTCGAAAGTTTCAGTGACAGTTTCGCCAAGGAGCTTCCCCTCAAAAACTACTCTAGACATACACTAATTTAACTGCAAAATTAGAAGTGGGCGCGGTAGAGCCTGCAGTACCACCAGCCGTAGTTGCAGCATAACTAAGAGCAGTTGCAAAAGTCAAACCACTTGTAACTACCATTGTACGCGAAACAGAAGCAGGAACTAAAATTACCCAGTCAGGAACAGTTGTTCCTAACGTGACTGAAGTTGTGTTAAAAATTTTAAAATAAGAAGCCGCTGAATTTAGCGTATTGTCTAACTCAAGTTCATAAAGAACTGCACTAGAAGCTTTTGCGGTAACTACGGTAGAGCCGGCAGCAGTCTCAATTAAAAGCGTAGAACCTGTTAACAGCGGGATATTGGAAGCCGACATAAGAATCCTTTAGTTGCGTGCAAAGCACGCTAAAAACCTGTTTTTAAGAAAAGAGTGCGGTGTGCCGCCAGGGTACTGTTTAGCCGCCATTCTCAACAATTCCAAGCTTTTAAAGCCAAAGACTTGCGCGTTGGTTTACCATTGGGTTTTTTCATAGGCCCTGGCATACCACCCATTCTTGCGCAAAAAGATTTTTTACGGGCGGCGTCCTTGTCCGTCTTTGGATGAGGTGCCGGCGGCTTAAGCCCAGGCTTTCCTGGGTTAGCTGCATTGTAAGAAGCTCGCCCTTTGGCGTTCAAACCACCGGCTGGATTTTTACCTTCTTTGCGCTGCCATGCTGGAGTTTTCACGTTGCACGCTTTCAATTGGGTTCCTTCGACACATTCCAGGCGCGGAGGTGATCTGGATGGGATCGCCGGCGAGGAAGGCCGAAGGAATTAAGTTGTTTCTTTAAAAACCCGAAGTGTTTGCTGGTATACGCGATCAGCCGCAATTGGATTATCATCTAGGCCCAGCACTCTTAGACGTTTCAGAAAGGCTAGCCCAAGCGTAGCACTACGTAAACGATACCAATCTGAAGATCCTTCGGCAGGTTGGTTTGCGGTTCCAACCTTGAATGAGTCAAAGTCTTCCTGACAAAGTGCTAGCGCTGTTTCCAGCGGAGTCACTCAGCAAGCTCCGGCCATCTTAGCGTGTTGACGAACAGGCTCGGCGGGCGTGGGTTCAAATTGCTCCTTGAGAGGATTGACCTTCATCAAGTTGCGATCCATGTAGGTAGTTGGCACACCTGCACGATAGAACTCGGTACGACCAGCCGCTTTTTTAGCTGGGGACAATTTCGGATTGGCCATCTATAGTCACTCCTTCTATCACACGAGCCCTGACCTGCGATTGCAGATCAATGAGGCGGTTTGCAAGTTGCGCAAGATGATCAGCTGGCGGCGCGACAGGGGGTGCATTCCCTCCAACGCCCATCGCCTTTGCCCCGAGCTCTACAGCGCGCAACACAATCTGGTCAGAGACCTGAGGTGCGTCTAGCTTTTCCATGAGCCGGTCAAGACTTCTTACGGTAAGGCCGCGAAAGCGTTCCTCAATCGTAAGCTTTAGCGCGGGATCTACAATCTCCTCCCGACGCGCCGCCATCGCCACTTGCCAAGCATCCGAAGCCATCACATTGCTGATCCAGCCTTGCGAATACCCGTACCTTAGAGCTAGTGCCGCCTGCCCAACGTGCGGGTTAGCGATGATAAAATCTATCATATCTTGATGAGAGTATTTAATCTTATCAAGTCGCCCCATCGTGGGAGCGTGCGGCAGCGAACTCATAGCCGTTAGACACGGAGGCTTGGGTGAAGTTCCCTGTTAAACGGAATGGGTGATTGGCGCTCGTGTTATGTTGGGATATTACGCGCGTAAATCAAAATAAGCCTGAAAATGAAAAGCTGCATTCACGCGAGGCGGGCGAAACTTTTATTTGCCCCCCCGCCCTTGAATTTGAGCGATTAGGGTCTTGGTGCAGCGCAGCATTTGGTGCAGCGCACAACGATTTGCCTGACTGATAATCATTCGCAGTTAGCCCAGCTGCCCGTGCGTTAGCAATGTTAACACCGTTAAGGTTTGCAGTTAACATTGATTAATAATTCTCCCGGAACTAATCGTCGCATCAGGTGACTAACGATTGTAACGCAATAATGCGCTACACAATTGACGGGGGCTCACCATGAAGAAGGCTATAACAGGCGGCAAGATAACATTCACGTTCGAAGGTGCTGACAGCGTAGTATTCGACAGCACGTTAGTCTCCAGCGAGAATCGCGATTATGCCATGATGCACGGATTCTTGCAGCGTATAGGCGATAATGCAGCAATTCCGCGCAATGGCGGAACTGTCACAGAGATTATGCGCCGAGAAGCAGTGCTCGAAATGGTAACGCACCTAGAATCGGGCACGAAGGACTGGAATATGCGTGTTTCGGATAAAAAGCCCAAGCAGGATGCTTCGATTCTCGCAATAGCAATGAAGCGTGGATGCACCTACGAGGAAGCGCAAGTCTGGTTTACCGAGAAAATGCTCGCAGAACTGTCGTAGG